AATCCACCCCAACAGCACTGACCCAATTGCAGCGCCAATCGCCGGACCAGCGCCAGATGCCAAAGAGTCAAATATATTCTTCCCTTGAAACAAAGAAATTATAGTCTGCAACGCAGCCCCAAATAAAAGGAGTCTCCCTGAAAGCCCCCTAAAGGTTTCTCCGATTTTAGCTATGTTGGTGGCCGCTACACCCCGAGCTAATCCCCCTATATTAGCAGCTCCCCCCATAGCTAACCCTGATACCGACCGGGCCAACCCCAAACCAACCGATCGTGGTGCGCCGGAAATAACCCCCGGTAAACCCCTGACAGTAGCCGAAGCCCTGGCCATTAACCTAGGGGCTGCACCCAAACCCCTCTCAATAAAGGTCCCAAGCCTACCAAACAATGACAACAATCCAAAAGTAATAATCTGCTGAATGATAGGCATACCAACAGTCAGTGCTGCCAATATGGACATTTGCATCGGGGCAGCTTGGAACAAGGTTTGTATCGTATTACCAATTACCTTAAAGAGGGACTCAAATACTAACTTAACTCCTTCAGACCCTTTAGTCGCTTTCCAACCTTCAGCCAAACCTTCGGCGAATGGCCCTGTCGCCACAATGTTTGTAGCTCCGGCCATTATATCACCTAACATTTTAATGGTTGAGCCAACGGCACCGCCGATAGTTTTACCGATGAAATGTGGTAAATCAGTTTGAAATAACTTCGTAAAAAGGTCTTTATTTATACTAGCCAAATCGGCATTTGGCTTCATTAGCTTGTCTCTAATTTCGTTGAAACCCCTTAAGCCAAATTTATCATCTAGGAGGCTAATTAAATTAGCCAAAGCCAAAGTAAAACCTCTAGCCCCAGCAGACTTTTTGATAGCTTGTCCGGCAGGGGAGTTTATGCCCATACTATTGGCGAGATTTTCAAAGCCTTTAGAAAAATAAATGAAACTTCTGTAGAAACTTTGTGCCGTGTCAGCAAGTGGCATCATTATCTCAGCAATACCTCTCATAGGGTCCCAAATTTGGGGCAGTATCGCCGTCAACTCACTAAGTGGCAAACCGAAACCTTTTATGATCCTGGAAATTATTTCAAATAAACTATAGTCTTCTTCTGCTGCTAGTGCCGCATCTTTAACCACTTGCCCTTGTTTATTTAGGTAACGACCATACTCATCAATTGATTTGCCAATTTTACCAAACTTTCTACCAAGGCCAAATAGACCGACCTCCGGGTCTAGGAAAGAAGATCTAAACGCTTCAAGGAAACCACTTGTCGAGTTTTTATATGCCTGAATGACTTCATTCGGCAGGATCATGTCAAGCAATTCCATGACGACTCTAACCCGGTCAGGTCCCCCTGCTTTTGTGGCCGCTAGTTTCTTCTGCATTTCCGGGTCTTGGAATGCGCCTGTAAAGATAGGGTTGTTCCTAAAGGCTACATATTTTTGGAACATCTTCGGACCAATAGCCGGGGCATTAATCAATTGTTCAATAAGCTGAGGAGTCCCCAAAGGTGATTTAGTTGGGTTGCCCATACCAATCAACACGGACTTCTCTGTTAACTTCTGGATTAGGACTCCTAGAGAATCCATCTTATCGCCAACTTTAGCCCCAAATTCCTGGCCCAGTTTTGTAAACCCCTTTGGGTCATTTCCCATTGCGGTCATTACCGCGTCAGAGATCAACTTCCCCTGCTTAACGTAATCTTCAGTGGCCCCGGGTAAAGCAGCAGCAGATTGTGCGAGCTTGTAGTTAATTCTCTGCAGTTCTCTCATTGCTGAAGAGAAGTTTGGGAACAAGTTCAGCCCCTTACGTTGACTGATGGCAAACAAACCTCCAGCAGCCTGGATGTCTGACATTTCATCTTTAATTCGTTCCCCAAATGCGCTTGCAAAATACTGGAAGGGCTTTTCCATTAGGTTGACACCCATTTGGAAGCCGCTTAGTATGGCTCCGGAAATTGTGTTGGCAATCTGATAGCCCATAATCTGCGAGGCGAAATCACCCCTACCAAAGCCACCGTATCCTCTACCCTGAGTTTGATTCAATCTTTGGGCAGCAGCATTGGCAGCATTGAGAGCCCTGGTATAGCTATTCATTGCTGTAGTAGCTGCCCTTAGTTGAGGTGCCCTAGACGACAATGAGTTGTTGAAGTTCCTACTATTGGTTGTCAATTGAGCCATCTGAGTATTCAGTGGCGCCACAGCTTGACCCAGGGTTTGGAAGTTTGTCCGTAGTTGGTTTAGGGTATTGTTTATCCTATTTAGTTCGGGAGTAATATTATCAGTAAAATTCCCGATAAGGGTAAATTGTCTTTGCGTATCACTCATCGTTTTGGTACATTCGTATCATAATTTTGTCTATTTAAACCACCCTCAACATTGGGGTTAGATGCCCGTGTTTGTACGCCCGCAACCTGTCGGGCAGTTTCATTATTACTGGAAAGTAATTTAGAGACAGCATCAGCCACAGTAGGCAAAATCGACGTTCGCCCAATTAACGCAATATTAGCAAGATCCCTGCCACTAGTAACCTGATAAGGCGGCACCTGAACAAATGAAACATCAACCGTAGCCCTCGTTGTACTTCCCGATAGATCCCTCATCAATTCCTTTACATTAACGCTCTTAATCACAAAGTACCCGCCATCAGCACCGTTCAACCCATTCCCATACAGTTTATTATTTGCCTGGACGTAATAGACCGGGACTTTAATGTATTTGTTTTTAGTATCCAGGGTGAAATTCATTAAATTTTCTAATCTAGCAATTTTATCCTCAACTGACCTACCCCTTGAAAAACCCTCCACAAGGGCATCTGACAGTGTGAGGTCTCTCATGCTTTTTGACCCCGAGATGACAGGCGGCTGATTAGTACCAAACATAGGGACACGCTCAACTTGAGCTTCGCTGTTCCATGAAATGCTTTCAGGGGCACAAATAAAATTCCAACCACCAGAGAGTGACTCCGCGAGAGACACACTAAGGTCAGAATTTGCAAAAAGATCCCCTAAAGGTAACCCCCCAGAACCCGACAAGTACTTAAAAAATTCCTCACTCCCTACTAAGGGAAACTTACCTTTAAAATCAGGCAGAGACAAGGCAAGATCCATCTCCTTAGAGAAAGCGGCAGCCGTGTCAAAATTTGATGCCGCTATATAACCCCCTGACGTTTCAGCAAAGGCCTCCCTAGCATTTAAACTTGCTTTTGATTTTGGGTCAACCAACCACGATGCAGATTCCCTAGCAGCCCCTGAAAGAGCAGGTATAATAGAAAAAGTCACATCAGGTCCATTTAACCCCTTTGTGAAAGTTGTCAATCCATAATTAGCTACTGGTTCATTGGATGCACCTGGAAACCACCTGCTGGATTTCCCACCACCTATTGCTGCCCCAGCTATATCCCCTAGCAAATTCTGAAATACGTTACTAGCAGCATTCCGGGCTAAATTTATTCCAATATTACCTAAAACTCCCCCCGCTCCTGAAGACGACAAATTATCAGTCAGAAATTGATTAAAAAGTTGTTCTCCAGCAGAAAGAGAGCTTCTTTGGATCGATGGTAGAATATTATCGAATGCTGTGGGCCCTACCCCGAGAACCTGTCTCCATTTCTCCGGAGTTACTTGATTCAGTGCAACATTAATAACAGACCCGCCCAAAGTTTGAACTATGCTATTCCCTAAGCCATTAATGGCCCCATTAGCCGTAATGGGGAATGTAGGGATCACCCCACCAGAAAAATTAGCCATCAGGACCACCCCCTATTGCGTACTTTTCGGTGTTGGGGCGCCTTCTTCTTATTTTTTATGTCGGTGTTCTTTTCTAGGGAGTCCAACGATTTCTCGTCCATCCTATAGGTACACACCCAGCCCTGCTCAGTAGGTAAGATCTCAAATAGGAACTTGTATTTATCAAATTTAAATGAGCCAGAAAAGGTTCCGTCCTCGTCCTGTAGGAAATTATTCTTTGGAGACGGAAAATTCCCGGACCTATCTCTTATGGCATCAACCTTCTCACCAAACACACTATAAATAACTGCTGACAGAACCTTCTGGGCTCTTTCAGACGAACTCAAATTATCTTCAACAAAGTCTAATGATTCCTCTTGCTCATTAGAAAAAATACCACCCAAGTCAAGGTGCTCTATGGATTCAGGATCAGGCCAAAAATCAGGCTCTACCTTACTTAGCAATTCGATGGCTTCGTCTAGCTCCCAATTCTCTAACTCACCATCTATAGAAAACTTAGAAAAAGCCGACAGCAACGATACATCCCCATCCTGAAAGCAATGGCTAAAATGCTCAGAGTAAGTCTCAGGAACGCATTCAAAATCCCCACGACTAGCTTCGTAAAGAAGACGAGCCATAGGGAGAGCTTTTGCGAGGTATGCTGAATCGGGATTCATTCATTGATGTTTATCTAAAGGAGTTTTACCCCCTTTGCCCCACCCTTGACTACCCGGGCATAATACCAGAGGTTAGATACCAAGGGACAAATACCGAATGTCAAATACCAGACACCAATCAAGTAGAAACCGGAATTTCCAAACAAATCTTAGCAAAGGCCTTTACTGCCTGGTCGTAATGGTCGTTCCTAGTATTGTGCTCATGGTTATTAACTTCAGAATAGAAGGTTTCATCCCATAACAACTCATCGATGTTCCATTTAGGGTTTGGTTCGCACAAGTCAAACAACTCGATGGGGCTACCTTTTACGGCATTGTCACACATATCCCCGGCAGCAGCTTTGTGCTTTGCCAGCTCACTAGGGTGCTTAATGTCAACTTTCATCCTATGTTTAGCCCACTCAGCAACGCCAATTTCCCCGTTAAGTTGCTCTTGGATTTTTTCATTGGGGCGACATGCCCGTGTGTTTGAGAAGTAAATTTGGTTCTTATCATCGCACAACTGAGTCCAGTCCCTGTCTACAGTGTGAAGCAAGATTTGGCGTTTGTGAATAACGTCGTCGGGTTCCCCCTTGTGGGATGCCCTACAGATACTACCTGCTATGTCATCGGCTTCATAACCAAGACGCCAAAACCATGGAAAATACATCTGGCAGTAATTCCTACCTTCATTGTAAACAAACCAGAATGCATCTGATTTCTCACTCCGTGTCCCTTTATAGTGAGTGGCAAGTTCTTTGACATCAACTCCTCCAGCTGCCGCATAATCGACCCATGCTTGTTGGACTACTTCGGATTCCTTCATAAAATCATCCCTCCAGTAGTTATTTGTTTCTGGATTGCGATAATCTGCAGCAAATACAATACGGTAAGGGTGTCTCTTCATGAACTGTGGACCGCGATTCACGAAAAGTGCCCAAGCTCCACGAACCAGCTTCTTTTCGACTTCTTTGCTGAAGGATCCTTCAATTTTTGATTCATACCAACCCAAAACAGCAAAGCACATGACGTTGAAGTCAATGACTAAAAGGGGGCTAGGGGAAGTCTATAAAACGATAGTTTTTTCGAGTTTGGGCCTGTCCGTCATCTTGGCATAGGGAGGTCAATGTAGTATGTTGGAAGTCCGACTTCCTGCTCTTGGAATCTAGAGTCTGGGAGGCTTAGCCATTCCCCGGACCTGAATTCCCACACATCACAATCCACCATTGAGAAAGTTCCATCATTGGCAGGGAATGCTACAAGGTAATCTTTATCTGTTGTGGGATAATCTTCGGCGATTTTCCAAAATCCTTTTACGATCTGGCTGTTCATTGATTTGAGAGTTGATTTTGAAGCGTAGTTACTGTGGACTTGAGGTCTTCAATCTCCTCGTGCAGGATGGAGATCTCCCCCTTAAGCTTGGCAATTTGCTCATCGTGTTCCTTATCCCTGTAGAGAAGACTGCCTGTTTGAGCGTCAAATAACGAATCGTAGATCGTAGGAAATTGAGTCGCAAACACCGAGCGTACAGCTCTTGCAAGTTCTACATGTTCCCACTGAGCCACCCCTTGATCGTCCCTTACGTTGATGTAATGGATGAAAGAACGAACGTTACCGGTGATATAGAGACGTGTGTAGACCCCTTCAGGAAGAACAAAACGTGCTAATTCTTTGGCGATACCGCGCCCAAGGAGGTTATTATAGGAAGAAATCGCAGCTTTGTAAGCAAACTCAAACTCTGCCCACATGAAGTCAGTTAGACCCTTATCTTCGGCGACAAAACTATTTTGCCGGTTCTTGGTATCCTGAACCCTCGCTTCTTCAGGCATGTAGAATAGGTTCTGGTAGGTTGGGAGATCTTCTGTGTAGTTCCCCATGAAACCTTGATCTTCATATCTTCCGGAAAATTGCTGAAAGCAAAAAGATCGATGCCGCAAAGCCTGGATTGAGATTGCCAAAGGAGTAACAACTTCGACTGACATTGTGGCATTTTCAAACACACTCCAATGTCCATGTTTAGCGCAATGCTTTAGTAGACCCGAGATTTTAGGGTTGCTTTGATCTTTGCTTGTCACCCTCGCAATGTATGCAATGTGCTCCTCAGCATTGGGGGTAACGGTAACGAGACGGGACTTGCTAGACCCCTCAATAAACCAGGGATTGTTATTTTCCATTAGTAAATTTAAAAATTCAAATCAATTTCATCTGCGCTGGCTTTAGCCGGATCGTACAAACCAGACATTAATTCCAGTACTTTTAGGGTGGAAAGGCAATCAGACATGGCATCGTGATACGGTAGCGCTGACAGGTTGGGCAACCTTTGCCACTTAAATCCACCCTTCTTATCACTCCACTCACCACTCCACTCCGAGTATCTATCCATGGCACAGGATACTCCCGAAGTCTTAGGGGGTTCAAGATTGAACTTCTTGTACAGGTGCCATAAAAGCTTCAGGTCGAAATCTGCGTTATAGGCAATACGGTGCTTGCCATCAAGGATAAACGACAGCATTTTGGCGATTTGCGGAAAAATCGGAGCATCCATAACCATTTCATTGGTGATTCCGTGGATGTCGATTAGTTCTTGTGATAATGGCTTACTAGGCTTTACAAGCATAGAAAAGGTCGGGCGACCCTGCATGTTGATTACAGAGATTTGTACGACCTCCGTATCGGGGTCCTTGCTGAGGATGCCAGTGGTCTCAACGTCAAGGATCAAGGATTTTCTGTCCCCTAGGCGTTCTTTAGCCCAATTTTCTGAGTTTTTCTTAAACTCTGCTAGTTTTTCTTCTGATGGTTTCATTTTTGAGGTTTACTCATTGCTATTGTAGCAAGTTGCCACGAAAAGTCAATGCCTTTCCTCATACTCCCTAGAAATTCGCTCCCTCCATTCTAAAACCTTAGTGAAAGCATTGATTAGATCCGTAGAGAAACCCCTTACGTGCTCTATTTCCTCGGGGCCATCCCAAAGCTCAAACTCATAGTATTCTTTGCCGTTGGAGAAGCCGTTTTTAATTTCGATTTTCATAATGCAATCTTTGGTAGAATTCCGTAATCAGTTGCCCCAAATAATCCCCTATCAATTGATTTACCCCCCATCCTTCTGTAAGGGTAGACCAACCCGGTGAATCTTATTCGTTCGTTTTGGCTAGGTAACTTACCTATTTGCTGTAATTGCTTTTTAAGTATCCACATATGGTCAATAGCTATAGATTCCCCAAATGGCACCGGGGTGACAATGAGATTAACAAGTAAGACGGAATCAAGATCTTTTCTCTTCTCATGACATTTAAATTCTTTCACCCTACCAGAGCATTCCACGGTGGTCCCATTTAAGAACTCAAGATCGGTTCTTTGCCGGATTACGGAGTTTATCATAGTACCACTCGCTACAGTAATTATAGCACATACGGCCAGGGGGTAAAAGTATTGTTAGCAAACCAAAAAACCATGACGATAGGTAAAACCACTTTTGGCCTCAATAAAGGTGAGTATTCCGATAAAATAACTAGGATCATTGATAACCATAGGACCAATAGCCGCTTGATTGGGGTTCCGAAAGATTTTGTTCTCCGTTCATGCCGACTGACGGAACAGTGGATGAAGCTATCGAATGAGAACGATGTAGAAGTTTACATCCGTAGCATCGACATTGCTGGCGGAAGAAAAATCAAAATGATTTCCCTAGAAAGAGGGACAACCAAGCAGCCGGTTGGCAAACTAAAGCTGATAGACACGTTGTACCCACCTAAAAAAATCGGAACCACCCCATCTCCGGAGGAAAAACATTATAATGCCGTTAGATCGTCAATGAGACTGGCGGTCAAGGATCAGCTAAAGACATATAGGTCGTCTGTCTCGCTTCCAATTACCTGCATGATAACTGGAAAGACCATTAGGAATGGGGTCAAAACAGATGTTGATCATGTCCTGTTGAGTTTCTCTGAAATTGCAGACTCTTTCATGGCTTCTAAAGGTTTGGTTTATGCTGATGTGCCCCTAGTGGGCCCTCCCACGGCTAAAAAGTTTAAAGACCAGCAACTATGGAAAGATTGGCAAGAGTTTCACAGGGGGGCTGCCAAGTACGCCTTAGTGCTAGCTAGTGCCAACCGGAGTAAAGGGTGCGGGAATTACACGACCCCCGGACACTTATATGGTTCCTTCTCAAAGCAGGGTCCAGAAGATTTAGCTCTAGACTTTTGATTTCGATCGCTTATTCTTGGAAAGGTCACATATGTGAGGGATTCCAGGGTAACCTAACCCAACCGAGTTAAAGCGGTTAATCAGCAGGAATCAAGCTAAGGAGCATATCGACAAATCCCTACTGCTCAGGCGCCCCCAAGCTGCGAATCAGATCGCCTGGCAGGTTGTAGGCAGTCGCGATCTGCGTCATATCGATAGCCACATCGGGGCTTACCAGATTGGCCTGGCGTAGAATTAACCACGCGCCTATGAACAGGCCTGGATCGTCCTGAGCCGCCGCCGCCAGGACTACGGCCCCAATGTCATTCAGCGCCGTTGCTGCCCGCAGTAGCCGCTGTTGCCTTAAGCCTTCTGCCGTTGGCAATTCAGAATCTAGAATTTGCCGCGCATGGATTCGAGCAGCGGAGAACGCAGCGGATTGCAGGAGTTCGGTTTGAAAGCCGGACCAGTTGGGCGGCGGGGCGCTGGCCGCATCGTAGTCGGCAATCTCTTGCTCTGTGGCATCACGCACGGTCCAGACCTGTTGCCAAGTGCCATCAACCAGCTCGACCCCAACGGGTAGCAGCTGCTGTGTCCTGTAGTCAATGGCGGGCGGGGCAACCTCGGCCACATGGAACACCCGGATCGGCGGCTCCAGGGTGGCGTAGGACGCCAGTTCGCCTGCGTGCGGGTTGTCGCTGATGCTCAGGCTCGGCTCGTCCTGCTTGAACTGAGCCACGGAGTAGGGCCACTCGATGGCGTTGTTGTCGTGGCAGCGGAGGAGGGTCATGGTTAGTTAGATGAGGGTGGCCATGTAAATATCGCCGGTACTTACAGTTGCGTAAACATTGTTACCTAGGGTTGTCATTCCAACCCAATTCCTATTTGTTTGACCCAGGGCAACAAAAGCTCCGGTGCCGTTCGGTTGCATGTAAATATCGCCGCCGAATACAGCCGCGTAAACATTGTTACCTAGGGTTG